CTGCACCACTTCATCGGCGCTCCACGCTTCACGCACCCGGTCTTTTGCCCGGTCGAACGCTTCGATGATTCGGCTGGTGTCCATGTCATTGCGCCGCCATGCACTTGGCGTGCCTTTCAAGCTGGCGGGTCCAAACGCCAGCACACCGGCGGTTGCCTGGGGTGGAGCAGTCAAAGCCGCCGCTGAACTTGTAGAGCAGGTAAGCGCTGCAGGCCTGGCGGTAGTTGCCGGCGTTGATGTGACGCACCATGCTGGACTTGCAGGTGGTGGGCACGCCGTACTGGTAGGCGAAGTCCACCAGCAGGTCGTATTCCACCTGGTGCAGCGGCGCGGTGACGCAGCGCTTCAGCCCGGCCTCGTCTTTGGCGATGTGCGCGGCGCTGCGCTGCACGGCCTGCACCGGCTTGATGGTGTCGCCCATCTGCACAGGGGAGCCGTCGTCGCGGAAGGTGGAGCCAAAGCCCACGGTGGGCCGGTCGTTGATGGTGGGCACGATGGCGCGTTCGGTGTAGCTCTCGTGCGTGATGAGGCCCACAAAGGCGGCAGCAGACAGGCCCAGCGCGCCGATGGCGATGCGGGGTGATTTCATTCGCCACCCCCTTTCGCCGCCGACCACGCTTCCATGCTGGCCAGCGCGCCCACAGCCAGCGCAAGGCCCTGGAAGATGGAACCGGCGGCATCCTTGTGGACCAGTGACACCACGGTGCCGCAGATCACCAGCAGCGTGACCACCTTGCCGCGCTGGCGCATGATGCTGGCCAGGTCAGCGTTCACAGCAGATCCCCCGGCTTGGTGCGCAGCTTGTCCATGCGGCGCTGGTGCTCCAGCTCTTCCAGGCGTTCGCGCCGGGCAAAGTCGGCTTGCTCGCGCATATCGCGCCGATGCTGGAACCACCAGTTGGTGAGCAGGCCTAGAACACCAATCATCACGCCTGCCAGCACGCCAAATTCGCTGCTGAGGATCCAGCCCACGGTGGTGGTGGTGGCGCCGGTGTAGGTGGCTTTGGTGCCGATTGACACCATGGCGGCATCGAAGTTATCTACTTTCATGTGTGCGGGTCTTTCAGTTCCGGGGTTGCAAGGGGTCAGACATCGATGAGCACAACATCAAGATCCGGCGCAGGGCCTTCAATCAGCCCGTCACGAATGAATACCTGGTCGTCCACTGCGGCTTCGCCACGCGCCCGCAGCACGCCACCACGTGGCAGCGCCACGGTGGCCACGCCGTTGCTGATCGCGGTCACGGTGCCCACCTGCAGGGCGCGTGAAGGCAGCAGATCAAGGAAAGTGCGGTAAATGTTTGTGGCCATGGCTCAGGCCTCCACATGGGTTTCAAGCGTGATGGACTGCCGCAGGCGTGGGCGCTGCCAGTCCACAGAGGTGCTGCGCACAATGCCCAGCCGTTCGGTGGCGCCGTCCACGTACTGCACGAAGTTGCCCGGCAGAATCAGCCCGGTCTCGCTCAGCACGGGCAGGCTCAGCGACACCATGGCCTGGTTGCCGGTGTTGGCCAGCTCGCGCAGGCCGCGCTGGCGGGCTGCATCCGCGTGGGTAATGAGCGCGTCCACCACCATGGGCGCCTCAAGGTCGCCAGCGGTGCCGGTGCGGGTGACACGGCCCAGCACGCCCTGCCCTTGCCCGCTCACATAAACGCGGTTGTAGGCCGGCCGCTTCACCCACTTGATGCCTTCCACCACCACCGGGGCGCTGGGCAGCTCAAAGTCTGGCGTGACGCTGCCCCAGTCCCACGGGGCAGACGGGTAGCGCGGCAGCACACGCAGGGTCTTGAGCGTGGGGTGCGGCTGCACGTAGCCGCCGGCGGCGGCTGCAATGGTGTTGATGGCGCTCATGTGCGCGCCCTGGTGGCTCCAGGCACCCGTGGGCACCAGCCAGTCGGTCAGGTTCCAGTCGATGTTCCAGCCGATGCTCTCGCCGTTGAGCGTGAGCGCGGCCAGCGCGATCTGCTGGGCGGTCAAGGCCTCGGTGTTGCCGAAGTTCATCACCGGCGCATAGGGATCGTCAATGGCGGCGGCCAGGCCGCGCCCGGTGACCAGAAGGCTGTTTGAACCGAAGCGGCGGGTACGCTCCACATCCTCGCTCAGCAGGCGGTACGGCACGCCGTTGATCACCACCTCCAGCTCCACAGGCTCACCGGCTTCTGGCTGCAGCAGCTCAAGCGCTGCACCCTGCACAGTGGCCGACCAGTTCCAGGTCCAGGAATCCACGTCCACCGACATGGAGAACGCGCTGGCGGGCAAGGTGATGTCACCCGCCACCCGGCGCAGCAGCATGGTGTTGAAGGTCATGTAAACACTCCGAATGGGGACAACGATGGTTCCGCCCGGGTCCACGGGCCCACCGCACACCCGCCCGAACACCAGGTTCACAGGCCCACCGGCATAGGCCGGGCAGGCGAACACCAGGTTCAGGTCGATGACGCGGGGGGTGGTGGTGCCGGGGTCCACCGGAATGACGGACAGGCCGGGCGGAATGGGCCGGGCTTGTTGCCAGGGCATGCGAAGGTCAATGGCGCGCGGGGTGCCGCTGCCGAAGCGCACCAGCGCGAAGGCCTGGCGCTTGTCACCGGCTTGCATGTGCAGGGCCACCTGGGCGCTGATGGCGGTGCCGCTGCGGAAGGGTGCCAGCGCCTGTGTCTGGCGGCCTTGGGCAACTTGCCACGGCGCCACGGCTTCGCTGCGGAACATCAGCGCGGTCTGGTGCACCATGGCGCGGGTGGTTTCGGCCTTGTTGGCACCCGTCCACACAGCAGCCCAGGCGCCCAGCACGCGGTCTGGTGTGACCCAGCCCTTCACCGGTTCAGCCACCACGCGGCCGGCCTGCTGCCAGGGCTGCAGGGGTTCGGTGACGCGCTTGGCGGCGTTGGTCCAGCTGGCGGGCGGCTCTGCCACTACGCGGTCGGCTTTCTGGAACGGCGTGCTGGCGGCCACGCTCACACGGCGGGGGTTTTTGTTGTCGTAGAACGCCACCGCCTGCACACCGATGGGGCCCACCACTATGGTGGCTGTGGCAGTGACTGGGAAGCCTTCGCCGCCACCTCCGCCCTCTTCCGCACCGAACACCAGGTCGATGGGACCGCCGGTGTAGCGCGGCCTGCGGAAAACGAGGTTCAGATCTGCCATGGCGATCAGGCGGGGAACGGGATGGTGCCCATCACCGTGATTTCGCCGCCGGTGTAGAACTGGTGGCTGGGCGGGTCTTCACCGTTGGTGACGATGATGGGCGCGCCACTGCCTGGTGGACCCACGGGGAAGTCACCCACGCCAGCGCCGCCGCCGTTGGAGAACCGACACCAGGACGGGAAGCCCGCAGCCGATGCGTTGCCCACCACCTCAACAATGGTGAGCACGGCTTCGGTGTCGTCGAGCACACATGAAACCTCTTCCAGCGCCACCACGGCCAAGGCTGCGCCGCCAGGGTCGGCTGAGCTGTCTGACGGCATGGAGGTGTCAAAGAACGACAGCGAGCCACCACCTTCTGCATCAATGAGGCCACGGATGTGCAGCAGAACGCTGCGGCGGGCAGAAAGACCGAAGCTCATGGTGCAGGCACCACCACATCGGTTTCAATCACCCCGGAGTAAATGCCGGTGTGATCAAAAGAGGTCACATAGAACACCCCGCTGCGCAAACCCGTGAACTGGTAGGCGCCCGTGACTGCATCGCTCCAGGCTTCGCGCAGCAAGCGACCGCTAGGTTGATCGTGCAGGCGAACGCGTCGGCGAACAGGGGTATCAGAAGGCGTTCCAACCACTTTGGTCGTACCTGGTGGCGTCGAAAAGGCCCCGCCGTCATAGAGCGCAACCCGCTGGGCCGCAGGGTGCTTGGCTGTGATGTATGCCATCAGTGCCACGCCCCACTGAGCCGCACCAACCACTGCCCTGGCGTACCCCCGGCGTTGTACGGAACCGCCAGATAGACTGCACCAGACGCGGACGTGATCAACTGGAATGCCGTGAATGGAGCGGCAGCAAAAGGCACAGCAAGCCCAGGCATCTCTCCACGGACCTGCTTAAGAGCACCTATGACATGCACAGTCTCGCTGATGGCAATGTGCTCAAAGGAAACGGGCTGCATGTTGTTTCCGCCTGGCCGGTTGCAGTTCGGCCCGGCAATGTCGGAGATCTCGGAGCCAGTAGAGGAAACCGGCTGACCACGGGATGCAAAGATGCTGGTCACCCCGCTGGGCGCTGCGTCATAGCTGATCAGGTTGTCAAGACCAAGCCCAGGAGTTGTGCTGTAGGTGGTGCCAGACTGACCGGTGATAAGTGTGAAGTAGGCATCCCCGGCGTAGTAGTTGACACCGTCGCCGAAGAAATAAAACGCGAAAGTGCTGCTGGTGCCCAGCTGAGTTGCAAGGTAGAAGCAGCGATCGTTCCCGATCAGAGCCCAGGTTTTTGCTGTGGCGTTGTCCGCACCTTTTTGCCACGGGACACCGTCAGCGAATTGCACGTTCGTAGGGCTCAGACCTGTGTACGTGTCCACGTCGGTCGCGCTCTCCAGACAGAGCAGTCGGCAAATGGTCGAGGTGCTGGGTGCAGAGTGGGTGTCATTCACCCTCAACAGCATTGCTGTGGCCTCTGGTGCGCTCCTTGAGAAAATGGCCTTGTTCGTTCCGGTGTGCGCCTCAACCCAGCCCAAGGGCGCCCGCTTGGCGGTGATGGTGCCGGTGTAGGTGCCATCAGCAACGCCAGGCGCCGCAAAGGTGAATGTGTTGGTGGATACGCTCAGCGGCTGCTTTCGACCGTTCAGGAGCGTCTCCGCAGACCCTTCAATCAGAACCAGCTTTCCATAGGCGCTGGTGTATCCATGAGTGGCAGCGGTGGCTGTCGCCACCCCACCAGCCACCACGATGCTGGTGACCGACTTTGAATTGAACCCATTGACCAAACACACCCGCAAAACTTCCAGCAAGCTGCCGACGGCGTTGTTCAGCGTGGGAGCACCCACCTCTGTAGAGTCGAACCAACTGGATTGGCTTCCGGGCAATGACATGTGCGTCTCTCAGTGTGTTTAGGGTGCGTCCACATCGGACCTGAAGGCCAGGGTGGCGCTGTCGCTTGCCCCAGTTGCAGGGCCCTGCAAAGTGGTGCGGGCAGTCCACGCCGGCGAGCCGGCGGCCTGGGTGTTGAACCGCAGCACATTGCCCACCGCCCAGCCGCCTCCCCAGCCCAGTGGGGGGATGCTGAAATAGGGCACATCGGTCTGTGCGTTGATGGCCTCGATGGCTTCGGTGATGCTCACGTTGGTGAGTACCTGACCGACGTTCTGCCCCACCACGCGCACCAGCGTGGCACCTGTGAAGATCACAGCCCAGCGCTCGGTGATCGCCCCCCAGTTCGTGACCAAAATCGGGAAGTCGATGTTGTTGAAGCTCGCTGTGGGCTCGGAGCCGCCCAGCGTGTCAGACCAGTCACCTGTCCACGTGGTGCGTTCCAGGTAGTTGAATGCGCGGCTGAACAGATCACCTTTGCGCAGCTTGCTGCTCACATAGCTGGTGTCTGCCGGGTAGTCGTGCGTAAGGCCGGCAACCAGATCGAGCGCACCACTGATGTCTGCACGGGCGCACAGCAATTCGTCTTCGATTCGGTGGTGCACGGTGAACGGCTGGTCATACCCGGTGATGTCGCTTTCCACCGGCACAGTGATCTCGCCCGCGTTGAAGTCCACTTCATACAACGCGCCCGGCACACGCACGCCAGCAGCGGTGCGCACAGTCACCGCGGCGATGCGCTCGCGGCCCAGGCTGTAGGCGTCGCCTTTGGTAAGCGGGTTTGGCAGCGCGGTGGTGAGCGTGTTGTGCACGATCACCTGCCCACCGCTGCGGAAGATGGGCACCTTGCCGTCGATCGGCAGGCGTGCAGTGGACAGACCCAGCAGGGACTCATCGAGCGGGATGTACTGCAGATAGACCGCGTTGTAGGTCAGCTCGTCGGCCCGCACGGCCACGCCTTCAGCATCACCAGGGCCCAGGCCGGCCACAGACCAGTAGATGACGCCGCGCGCAAAGTCCACCAAGCCTTCAAAGTCGCCACTGATCAAGCCGCCGCTGTTCGCATTGCCAATCAGTGAACCAACCTGCAGCTGGAAGCTGCCCGCCTGCAGCGGTGCGCGAGGCACGCGGAACACACCCACGAACACGTCCAGGGCACCACGGGCGTCGTGGGCGGCGTTGCTCCACGTGATGGCATTGGTGCCGCCAGCCGGCACGCTGGTGAAGTTGATGCGCCCCTCGCTTGACACACTGCCTGCAGCAGTGGCAATGCCAGTTGTTGCAGCCCAGCCACGGAACAGCGAGCCGTCACGGCTGAAGTGCACCTGATCAGCCCAGGTGAAAACAATGCCGTTAGTGACCAGCGACAGGCCAATGGGTGGGTCGGTGTCAATGAACCAGCTGGGCTCAATGGCGAAGGAATCGGCCGTGCCACCGCCGGTGGGGATGTAGCCGATCTCCAGAATGCCATCCAGATCGAAAGCAAACGAGGTGGTGGCGCTGGTGGTCCTGTAGTAGTACCAGGGTGCACCAACCTGTATACCGCCACCGCTGAAGCTGCGCTCCAGCTTCTCCCGGGTGTTCTTCACGATGTCGACACTGCTGGCACCGCTGAGCAGCATCACACCCGTGGTGTTGTTGATGGTGCCGATGACGGTGCTTCCGGCATACACCACCGTGCCGCGCGAATAGCACTGGTAGATCTTGGCGCTAGTTCCCGATGAGGCCACGAGCTGGAAGCGCACAGAACCCGGCACCAGCGGTGCGCCGGTCAGGGTGTACTGGCCGCCGCCATCGTTCGTGAAGGCGCTGGTTTCAGGCTCAGCCACATAGTTGACCGTGACGGGGCCTGTGGGCAGCACGTTCGGCGAGAACGGCACCTGGTAGCCACCGCCTGGCAGGCGCTCCACCTCGCCCACCTGGGCGGGGCCGGTCACGGTGCCGTCCCCGGCCACGGTGGCGGTCTGCAGGCCAGCGCCCGTGGTCCATTCGAATGCCAGGCTACCCGGCTCTGGCGCTTCATCCAGCGGAATGTTCGCCCAGGCCCGGGTGGGCAGGCCCGTGGCCTGGCGGGCGCTGTCGGCCTCCCCCCAGGTCATGACGATGATGCTGCCCACGTCAGGCGGCGCACCCAGCGACAGCGCCATGGAGCCCGTGAGGAAGTTCAGCGTGCCGGTGCCGTAGGCGCTGCTGGCACCACTGATCTTGCCGGTGCCGTCTTCGGTCAGGTCATACCAGCGGCCCTGGGCCATGTAGCTGACGGTAAGCGTGGCCGGGGCTGGTGGTGGCTCAAACGCGAACACGTACGCTGTGCTCTGGCTAGCCGTGGTCACTTCCACGCCTTGGCTGTGCGCCGTGGCGCCCGTGACCGTAGCGGGCTTGTAGGTGATCGTGTTGCTGGCTGTCCCGTAGCTGGGCGCCGTCCCCAGCATCGTGATGGTGCGGCCGATGTAGTCCACCGTGCCCACCACCGTTTCACCCTGCAGCAGTTGCCCAGCGCTGTTGGTGGTGAAGGCGGTGGCGCCATGCGTCATGGTCAGGCTGCCAGGCTCGCACGCAGTAGGTAGCTGCAGCACAGTGGTGGGCGCCAAGGCGATACTGGCGCTGGGCAGCGTGAGAGTAGCGGCAGCGGTGCGCGAGAGGGTTGGGCGCTCCACCAGCGGGTAGATGTCGACCACGGGTTCGGGCACCGTGTTGGCTGGCACCAGCGGGGTGAAGATGCCACCGGCCACAGTGATGGTGAAGTCGCCGATTTCGGCCGCAATGCCCAACGGCTTCACGCCGTGGAACAGCGTACCCACCGATGGTGTGGTGCCGAACACTGTCGCGGTGTTCGTGGCGCTAGGCGGATCGAACTGGATTTGTTTACCCAGCAGATCGAATTCCATTGCGGTTTGAAGCTCACAGGTGCACAGAGTCACCTCTGTCAGGCTGCCAGCTCCGCCCGAAATGGCTACCAGAGCAGTGCTGAGCGTGGTCTTGAGCACACGCACGTACTGCTCTTGCCCGCTGGGGTTGAACAGCACGATGGTTTCGCCCGGCTCAGGGAAGCTGGTGGCCGGGGCAATGTTGTACAGCTGCAGGATGAGCGCGCCAGCGTAGTGCACATCCTGCACGCGGCTCAGCAGGCGGGCACCTTTGACCAGGTAGCGCTCCACGGCCTGGCGCGCTGCGGTGAGTTCATCGGCCCAACCATCGGTCTCGAAACACGTCACGTGCACCAGCGGGTCGGCCGGCGGCTTGAGCACGGCGAAGGATGCGCCAAGCAGCAGGTCGTTGTCATCACTGTGACCCACACCGAACAGCTTGCGAAAGTTCACCCGGCCGGCGGCGCGGTCATCGCTGGAAATGTCCGGGAACACGTTGTTCGTTTCGCCGTCGACCACCGCAATGCCAGTCATGGCGCCGCCGCCCTCGGGCACGTCGGCCATAACGGCGGATTTCAGCAGCTTGATGTCGTCAGAAAGGATGGGCATGGTGTTCAGTCAGCAAGCGCGGTGATGAGCCGCAGGGTGGCCACGTAGCGGTAATTGCTGGCGGGCAGCTCAGGCCGGCCAATTGGGCGGGCTTCAATGGGTGTGCCGGGCGCAAAGCGCACGGTGAACACGCGGTCGTCTGCCAGCGTGAGGGTGTGTGTGGTGGGCGGCACCGTGGCCGCCAGGGCGTGCAGCGCCAGCAGCACGCTGCGCAGAATGTGACCCTGGTCGTCAACACCCTGCAGGGTGATGGGGCGGCCTTCCAGGCGTTCGCCGCCATCAATCACCAGTGCCCCAGTGAGGCCGTATTCGGCGCTGGTCTCCACCGGGTTCCAGTCCATTTCATCGACCCAGATCATTCCGCGCGGGATCTGGATGGCGCCGAGGGTGTGGGTAGGGTTTGGCATGTTCAGCTCGCTGAGCGCTTGCCGCGCCCCAGGTCGTCAAGCAGGCGCTGGAGCACGTCCGCGCCTGCATCGTCTGTGGCCACACGGCCATAGGAAACACCATTCACACTCAGGTTCAGATTCACTTCCCGGGTTTGCTTGGGGATCTTGCTGCTGCCACTGGTGCCCGCCGCCCCACCCACGCCAGCACCGCCAAAGGTGTATGTTTCGGCCGCCTTCAGCAGCGCGTCTGAAATGGTGGAGAACTCACCACCGTACTTTTTCTGGCCAGGGTTGTTGAAGTACTGCACGTTCCCATTGGCATCAGCGAACTCCTTGGCAATGCGGCGTGCAGCTTCGTCGTCGTCAACGCCGGCCGCTTTCAGGAAAGCTGCAATGCCGGTCAAGGTGTTGAGGTCGCCACCCATGGCCACGCGGTTGCCCTTGTCATCGGCAGCAAAGCCGTCAGCATCCATCTTCAAGGTGCTCTTCACTTCGGCGTTGCGCTTCTCCAGCCGGTCAAGCCAGCCGATGTGCTCTTTCACCGCCTCGGTGGCCTGCTGTATGCCACTGGTGAGCACCTTGGCAGCTTCAGCCCCGCTGCCCATGGCCCGCACCACCGCCTTTCCGGTGCTGTCGCTGGCAATCTCCAGGCCCTGCATGGCCGCCTGCGCCTTCAAGGCGTCCGTGGCCACACCACCATTGGCCGCAATGGCGGCCTCGGCGTACTTTTGAAAGGCGGTCTGCAGGCCGTCAGCCGTGGCTTTTCCGCTGGCCTTGATGAGATCGAAATTCTTTTTTGCGTCGACAGCGGCTTTCTCCAGCTCTTCCTTGGTCTGGATGCCCACGGCTTTGAACGCCATCGCCACTTCCACGGCGGCCTTGGTCGCATCGCCAGCGGCCTTGGGCGTGTCTCGCAGGGCCTTGTTGATCTGCTCCAGCTTCAGTGCTGCGGCCTCCAGGTCACCCTTGGCAATCAGCTGTGCGTATTCCTGGCGCAGGGCGGCCAGCGCTTTGGCGGCAGCTTCGTCGGCGTCCCTTTTGTCCTGCGTAGCTTTGCGAGCCGCTGCAGCCTCACGACCCACCCTCTCGATTTGGTCAGCAATGGCTGCCAACGACTCAGCCGAACCGGCTGCAGCTTTCGGTGTTTTCTCGACTTCTGCAGTCAAACCGGCCCAAGCAGTTCGGGCCATGGTTGCGCTCTTTTCAACGTCCAAGAGCGCTTTTTCAGCAGCATCGCGCAGGGCCTGGGCAGATTCCCCGAAGGCTCCAGAGCTGATGCGAGCGTCCTCAGCCGCTTCCTTGAAGCCGGCAGAGAGCCCTCCAAATGAAATCTTTGCCAGCCCCTCACGCAGCGTGGCCACACCGCTCATGATCTTGCTGGCTATCTCAGCAAACACGCTGCCAAGACCAAGGATTGCAGCCTTGACAGTGTTCACACCGCCAGACATCACCCCATAGGCCAGCTTGACCGAGTCGCCCGCGTTCGTGGCCCACTCCCCAACACGAGTGAAGGTCTCGCCTATCTGGTCGGCCGCACTCGCAGCTTGGTCAGCCAACGCCTTGAAGTCCACCTCAGCCAGGAACGCCCGCGCCCAATCCAGCGCAGCCTGGAAGCCCTTCGCAATCGCTTCACCGAAGCGGCCCACAGTGCCGTCATCCGTCAGGCGTTTGTATGTTTCAGCAACCAGCTCATTGAAGCGCTGGAACACCGGGAGCACCGCGGCGCCAAGCTGCTCTTTCAGATCGGTAAACCGTTTGTTGACCAGATCCACCGCGCCAGAGAGCCCGCCACCAATGGCCTTGGCCGTGCCTCCCACCTGGCCCGCCACCGCTTCAAGAATCAGCCTCTGCGCCTCTGCGGTGCGTCCGGTCTCTTTCAGCACCCTGATGACGTTCTGCTGCTCTTCGGTGAACGTCACCCCTGAGCGCGTGAGCGCAGTCAACCCTTTCACCGGATCTTCCAGCGCCTTGCCCAGCTGAACCGCATTGGTGGTGACGGTGCCAAAGCCCGCCTCTGCCAGGTCTTGCGCGAGCATCAGCGTAGTTTCAAACGCATCTTTGCCCACCGACTTGAAGGTGAGCAACTGGGTAGCCGCATCACGGAACCCTTCAGCACTGCCCAGCGTGGCTTCATCCAGCCGGCGGGCCATCTCGTCAATTTCCTGGGCTGTGAGGCCTGCAGCGCCGCCGGTAGCCGTGATCACCGCATCCAGCTTGCGCATCTGCGTGTCGAGCTTTTCCGCGCTCTCCACAGCGCTGGCAAACAGCTTGATACCGAAGTAGCCCGCAATGGCCACCCCTACAGCCGCCACCTTCGTCTGCAGGCTGCTGAACACCGAGGACGCGTTGTCCTTGGCGTTGATCAGGATCTGAATGGGCTTGATGGCCATGGCGCGCTGTTGTCTCCGCAGGCAGTTGTTTGATTGGCAGAGGCTTCAGCTGCTCCCGTGCAAGGAAGCACCTGAAGCCTCACGGCGCATGGCGCGCCGTGGGCGGGCTGGCAGGGTCAGGCAACGACCGGTCGGCCGTCGCAGTAGATGGCTTCAGCGTTGGCCGACTTGAGCACCTCCAGGCCGAAGGTCATGGCCACCACTTCGGTGCCTTCGGCAATCAGCGCCAGGTCACCTTCCGGCGCCAGCGACACCTTGGGCAGGTACCAGTCGCGGTTGCCGCCGGTGGCGTTGTTGCTCACCACACGCAGCGCGCCGGTCAGCTCAGCTTTGGCACCTGACTTCACCGACTCGAAAGTCGCGGCCACGGGCGTGTAGCGAAAATCCACCACGTCGTCGTCGGCAATGGCGCCGCCGGCAAGGATCTGGATGCGGCCGGTCTCGGCGTCCACGTTGTAGTCAGTGCCAGCGGCGAGCGCAGCAGCACCACCGCCCGTGCTCCACACAGCCACACCGGTCACGTTGCGCACACCCAGCGGGTTGGCAGACGTGGCGCCCAGCTGGTACTGGCGGCCCACCTTCACGGTGCGCATCTCGCCTGTCACAGGCGTGGCGCTCTGGCTCTTGCTCTCATGGGTGCCAGACAGCCACAGCGCGGCGTTCGACGGGCTGAAGTTGTCGCACGTGAGCGAACCGGCACGGTCCACCTGGATCACGCCACCACCATCCTTTTCGCGCAGCGCCTCTTCAGAAGAGAAGTGCTCCCACTTTTCGGAAGTGATGTTGATCGTGATGCCAGGGCAGTTGCCCAGCGGGATCTCGCCGGTCAACTCTTCGTTGTCGTTGTAGGGGTCAAAGTACACCCGACCGCGGGCGATCAGGTACTGGTTCTGGACGTGCTGGATGGGCATGGTTGGCTCCGTAGAAAAGATGAAAATTCAGGCTTCAAAAATCAGGGCTGACCCCGGTAGAGCGCAGAGGTGGAGAACACCAGCACAAAGCCAACGAACCCCGCTTCGATGTATTCAGGCGATCCGATCTGCTCAAGCGCCAGCGGCTCCCAGGGGCGCCCACCGTGCTCGCCAGGCATCCAGTGGTGCAAGGCCTCAATCACAGCGGTCATGGCAGCATCCAGCTGAGCATCGGCGGTGGCCTGGCGCTTGATGGCCAGCGTCACGCTCAAGCGCGGCGCCACCTGCGCGTCAGTGCGCGGGCCACCCACGGTCGCACCCACAATGCCCACCTCGGCAGAGGTGTCGCCACTGCGTGGCACTTCGTCAGCCACAGAGCGCACGCCCCACCCGGCCAACGCAGGCAGCGCAGCCAGGCGGGTCTTGATGGGTGCAAACAGAGCCAGCACGTCAGCCCCCCGCCTTCGGGTACACGTTGATCGTCAGCCAGCCACTGGCGTCCGGCTGCACGGGCGAATCCACCACGTGCGCCACGCCGTCCACCAGGATCTCGCTGCCATTGACCAAGGCCGGCGCCCGCGAGCGCAGAAACCCCAGCGTGAGCCGAGGCGCATCCACGACACCGCCGAACGCGTCGCCAACTTCACGCGTAAAGATGGCGCCGAACGGCTCCCCACCGCCGAACACCGCCTGCACATTGGTCAGGCGCTGCTCCACCGCGCCATTCAGGCGCGCTTCTAGGGCGGCAAAGGGTGCGGGCATGGCGGCAACAGGCGGTCAGCAGCTGGCGCGATCAGGCATTGAGGTGCAGCTCAACCGTGGTAACACCGTTGCCGGCAGCCTTTGCCGCGTAGCCGGCCAAGACGTTGTCCGTGGCGGTTGTGGTGAGGCGGCTGTTGCCAGCGTCCCAATACAACAACGCACCCTGTGCAGGCGTGTCGGTACTGAGTTTTGCCAGCTCCACCACTCCCTTAACGCGGATGGCGCCGGTCTCGCCGGAAGCGATGGCGCTGACTGCGATGCCAACTCGGGCGCCGATGACGACGACCGCGCCGCTTGCAACGTCGGCTCCAGGCGTGTGATCGATCACATCGCCAATCTGTACAAAGTTTTTCATGATGTGTGTTCCTTGAAGGATGGGGATGCGGTTGGCGGGAGGGCGTTTGCTCGCCCTGCCCTTTCACGTGCCGCCGATCAGCCTGGGTTCTTGGCGAGAGCCTTGTAGTCGAGCGGGCTCACACCAGCATCGATACGCACCTTGAACTCGGTGCCGTCCACGTTCCAGCCCTGGCGCTGCTCAAGGTATGGTTGGTCGTTGCCGTCGAGGTAGTTGACTTCGATGGTGTCGTGCATTTGCGCACTGCCGGCTCCGTACCACGCCGTAGTGGAGGCGGCGTCCAGGCGCGCATCGCTGATCACCTCGAACGTGTCGCGCACGCTGTTGGGAATGGTGTTGTTTTTGGCCGTGCCCACTTCATACTCGCTGGCACGCACCACGTTGGCCGTCCCGCGCAAAGCGCGTGGCACGATGACGTACTGCAGGCCAATGTTGAGCACCGACTTGCCTTGCTTCTGCAGGGCCATGGCGGCCTGCATCGCGTCCACACTCCCAGTAGTGATGGCAGCGCCCGTGAGCAGGTTGCCATGATCGGCATGGAACAATGCCGTGCCGTCCGGCATGGTGGGGTTCGCCGTGAGAATGGCGTACACCAGATCACCCACAGTGCGGATGGCGGCGCGACCCATCATGCGAGGCACACGTGTGAAGGCATCCACGTCGTCGTTGATGATGGCCTGACGGGTGATGCTGAAGAGCTCGCCGTAGGTGGCCAGCATGACACTGGCACCGCGTTCGCCGACAGTGGCGTACTTGTATTCGGCACCTTCTGCCACCTTGCGCAGGCTGGGGAACATGTTCAGATCCACGCGGCTGCCGGGCTTGAAGTCGGGCAAGTTGCCAGCGCGCGTCCACAGCTGGAAGGTTTCCTCTGCCTCTTGGTAGCCTGTGAGCAGCGCCTTGTTTGCCACGTTGGCCAGCAGACCGGTGAAGTCGCTGGTGCTGTGGGTGAACGCTGCACCCACGAAGGCCATCTTGTCCAAGCCCTCGGACTTGAAGCCTGCACGCGTGAGGCTGGCGCGAGCCATCTCCGAAAGGGTAAAGCCTCGGAAAGGGTTGGAGCCTTCGGCTTTGATGAGCCCGGCACGGGCCATCAGCGCGTTTTCAGCAGCACGGCGGTGCTTGTCGCTCTCATCCTCAACCGTGGTGACATGGCCACCTGCCACGGGAGACGCGCCGGCCGCCAGGTGCGCCAACAGCTGGGCCCCAGCGGCTTCAACCGTGACGTTGTGGTCGTTCTGCAGGCGTGCCATCAATTCGACAACGCCCTGCCGATCGCCAAATGGTTTGAAGCTCGCTGCGATGCCATTGCGGCGCGCCTGGTCTGCGGCCAGGATGGCGGCAGGATCTACTTGGGTGGAGGCTGCAACAGCAGGCGCAGCAGCAACGACAGGGGCGGCGGCGCTTCCGCCACCGGCCGCAGCGGCACCAGCAGCGCCAATGGCGGCCAGCAACACATGGGAACGGATTTTCATGGGATCCTCTTCAGCGGAAGGTGCGGCACAAGCCGCGGGAGTGCCCTGCTCCTGCGCAGCGGCAGGCACAGAGCGGTAACGGGAAATAGGCATATCGCGCGCGGCGCTGGCGGCGATGGGATTTGCATCGGTGATGGCGTCAATGAGCTTGGCAGCGAGCGCTTCTTCGGCAGTGAAGAAGTGGTCTTTGCCATCGGTCAGCAAAGCCAATGCACCTGCCTGGTCGCCGGTCTTGGCTGCATAGCTGGTGGACATGGCCGAAGCCCAGGTATCCAGCTGGTCGGCAAGCTCGCGCAGCTCCGCGCTGTTGCCAGCGGCATAGGTCCAGGGCGCGTGGATCATCATCAACGCGTTGCTCGCCATGTTGATCGTGTCACCACCCATGGCGATGAGGCTGGCAATGCTGTACGCGATGCCATCGATTTCAACGTTGATCTTTGCCTTGTGCCGCTTCATGGCATTGCAGATGGCAATGCCATCCGGCACACTGCCGCCCAGACTGTTGATGCGAACCGTGATGCTGTCGACATCAAGCGCACCCAGTTCCTGCATGAAGCTTTTCGCGCTGGTGGTTTCATCCCACCAGCTCTCGCCAATGTCTCCGTAGATCAGGATCTCGGCTGCAGCCAGCGCGCCAATGGCAGCGGCTGCGATGGCTGTTTTGCGTCGGATGGCGTACCAGGGTTGTGCGGTTTTCATGTGCTGAGGGCTCTCGATTGGAGAGCCCTCAGTGTCTGGATTAGCCTGTCCGGTTTCTAGGGAAGAAACCGGACTTTCTTCTAGGCCTCAGCAGTTTCTTCCTCCTCGTGCTGGGCCGAGCGCTGCTGATCAGGGTTGGCAGCTGTACCAAACGCCACGCCGTTTTTGAACTCCGCGTTGCTGGTGAAGATAAGGGCTTTCTCCGCGGCCTCTTTTCGGAAGGCTTCAACTTGCTCCAAAACGTCGCGCGGGTTGCCACCACGACGGCGAATCACCTCGACCTCACTTGCGAAGCCGGCCTGCACCAATTTCTCCCAGGCCGCGGCTTCGTGCACGGGGTTGATCCACGGCATGGATTGACCAACGAACATCGCATCATCTGCACTGCCTTCACGCAAATCAGGCGGCATGCGCACAGCGCCGCTCAGATGCGCCACTTGAACAAACGACTCCCAGGCGGGCTGAACAAACATGCCAACAAACTCATCGGTGAGCACTGCGTAGTGCACCCACTGTTCGACCAGTTCCTGCCGCTGTGCGCTGTAGGTACCGTTGTAGTCCCGGCTCACGCTTGAGTAGCTGGCGCCAATGCCTGCAGCAAAGGCGCGCAACTGGCCCGAGCGCCACACCACGAGATTGGGGTTCGGCCGGTTGCTGTCGATGAGGCCAATCTCTTCACCTACCTGCAGCGTGTCCAAAATCATGCCGGGCTGCATGCGCAGATCACGCGGCAAGGGGTTACCGTCGGGGTCAAGCTCAACGGATGGCCCGGTGCTGCTGTACCCATTGGGCTCATTGCGTTTGACGTAGGCGGTAAGCGAGGCAGCCACCTTCGCGGCGATGCGCTCACTCTCCTCGTAGTCTTTCAGATCCTCGATGCGGGAGACGACACTGGCAAACTCCGAAACACCGCGCTGTTGGTGCAGACGGTCGAGCGTGGCCAAGTGAAGCATCCGCTCAGCCGGTACCGTCTTGAGATCACCAGCTCCACGCAGCACCATGGAGTCGCGCGGGTCGCCCTTGTAGACCAGAAAGCCGGTGGCTTCGCCCCATGAATTGGACTGAATGCCCTGGCGAATACCTCGGCTTGCGTCGTCGTAATCGAGTGGCACGAAGTCCGGCTCAAACAGCTCCAGAGAATAGGGAACTCGCGTACCGTGGTTGAGGTAAGCGACAGGGCCGATCAACTCTTGCGCAAAACCCTCGCCATCGCGCAGCCAGGTGTAAGCCATCAGACGCTGCGCCATGGGCCAGCGGTATTTTCCCGTGACCTCCGGCTTCTTCTGCCAGTCGCGGTAAGCCTCACGCAGTGCGTCAGCGTATTCCTTGTGGATAGTGCCATCGGCACGCCTGGGCTGCGGCTCGATTCCGATGCCGGACGCCCCCACTACATTGTTGACCAGCACTCGCAGAGCACCGCGGGAAAGATCGTGGTTCCGCTCCAGGTAGCGGGCGTGAGCTCTCAAAGCGGCAGCACCACCGGCAACCAAGGCGTTCGGACTGCTGTTGTCGCTGCGGCGCTTCCGCTGACGGCTGGGCTTTGCCCCCTCGTAGTAGGCCAACGCACGGCGAGCCTGAGCGCGCTGCAGGCCACGCACCGGGTCCCGCCACGCCACGATTCTGTCAATGATGTTCATGGTGAATCTTCTGTCTCGAGTAGTTCGTGGGGTCAGCGGTTCGGCCCGTCGAAGCGGGCGACGGAGTAGGACAGCCCGCCGAAGCTTGCTCCGCCACTTTGCTCAGCCGCCACGCGGCGCTCCCATTCGTGTCGACCCTTGCGGATCTCAGACAAGTTTTCAACAGTGAGGGTTCGGTCGCCGAAGGACACCGTTTTTCCGAGCAGCAATGCCGCCTCGGCCTCAAGGTACTTTGTCACCATGTCAGTTGCGATAGTCATGCGCGCCACACTACGCAGGAGCGCGTCCGGTTTCTAGGGGCAAAGCCGGACTTTTCAGCGCCGCACGCGCCGACGTTCCGCAGATCTCATAGATCCGAGTCCGGCTGAGGCCGTAGCGCTTCATCACCTCTTCCATGTTGCTTCCCATGAAATCACGCCGGATCGCTGCATCTCGCTCACTCCGGTCGGGCGCTGGTATGTACAGGTCTTGACCGCCCATGCGGCTACGCAAGCCATCCACCAGCACACGGGCAAACACGCCGGCCAGGCGCTCATTCATGCCAATGTCTTCCCGCACGATGGCCAGGAAGTCGCGCTCCAGCTGCACCGCGGCGTCTTCGGCCTGGGCGGGGGTTTGGGGAACAGGCTGGATGTCGTCAAAGCGGATGGGGGTCATAAGCGGCTACTCCATTCATCTGAGGCAAAAGGGGACGGACTTCGAACGATCACGGGGCGTGGCCGGTCGGTAGGTTTCGATGGCATTGGTGCTTGTAGAACCTGAGGGGCAGCTGCAGGGATGGCTTGGGGCGGGGCGGCGACTGGCACCTCAACACTGACACCGGAATGCTCGGGCACCTCGAACACACCGTCGTCTCCCTCCAGCATCAGCGGAGCCTGGCGAATTCGCCTCTCCACCATGTCCCACTGCTGCGGACGCCGGAGGTGCAGACGCTTGTGGCGATACAGATAGATCGCGTAAACAGTGCAGTCCAGCGCTTCGTTGCGCCGATCGGTGCGCGGCTTCCACTCTCGTTTTGCGGGATTTCGACGGCTTGGAATCTTTATCTCGCTGAGCAGCTGCTCGTAGAAGTCGTCGCGCACACTCTCAAACCAATGCATCCGGCCCGGTCCATCACCTTCCAGGCGAACGCGGCCAGCGTTTTCCGACCATCCCAAGATCAGGTCTTTGGCCTTGGCAGTGCCGACAATGTGCACCGACACCCCCGCACGGGCGGCCTTGGTGGACCTGCTGTTGGGATCAACTTTTTTGGGCGGAGTCCATATCTCCACCCTACCGATTGCATCAGGGGCTCCTTTGAGCGCAAGGACCTCCCGGTCGGGACGATTGTGTTTCCGGACAAAGGCGTAAGAGGCATCGCTGGTCTGGCCGTCTGAGCAGTCAATGCCGGCTGCCTGGATAGGGAGCGCTGCACCGGTAGCGTGACGGACCCTGCGGCCGAGCAATATTTCCAGATCCAACCATGCGCCGGAATGGGCAACGACGGTGGGCCCGTACAGCTCGCCCCAGTACACAAGCCACATTTCTTCGCCGCGGCCAAATGCCCACACTGTGACGGCGAGTCGGTCGTGCTGCACGTCGATGGTGGCGTAGATCTCCAATGCACCAACTGGACAAGTCCATTCTTCGTAATGCTCGGCGCGTGCTCGTAAAGTGTCTTCCTCTGGCAGCTCACCTCGGTATTCCCAAGTGATGCCAAGAGTGGAATTCCAGAACGCAATCATGTCGTTCTGGTCCCCGTTGTCGAGTTTGAACTTGGCCTCCAGGTACTTACGCGCGAGCACCGGCACCCTTGATTCATCAAAGGTACTGAGCAGCTCATTCAAATAGAACCCCGGGATGGAGCTCTGTGCGGTGGCCACCCATCCTCCGCCGTCCCGCTCTGCCCGGCGCAGATTCGCAATGCGCTCATCGTCGGTCCAGATGGTGGAGCAGTGGGGACAGGTGTAGTAAGCCTGCTCGTGCTGGTGCCTGCCGTAGATGTCGCGCGGTGCCGCGTCCTCATCCTCGGGGATGGTGACGTTTTCCCACGCCAGCACATGGGTCTCGCCGCAAGAGTGGCAAGGCACATGGAAATAGCGCTTGTCGGTTTTGCGCATCTCAGCCTCAACCGCGCTGGCGTCCTTTGCGGTTGGTGTTCCGCCGATGAGGATCAAGTGGTCGCCGTAGGTCTTGACTCGCTCCTCGAGGAGCTTGATGGAGTTACCCTGCCCGCGCACGTCGGTGGCAGCGTCATCGGGCTCCTCCACCACCACCACACGGGCGCTGGTCGATTTCACATCACTCGGGCTGTTGGTCCCCACCAGCTTGGCCAAGCCGCCTGGGAAGCGCTTGCGCAGAAGGCTATTTCCGTCGGCGCGACTCTTCAGGTTGATGCGCGTGCGAAGCACTTTGCAAGCCCGGATCATTGGATCCAACTTCTCGCTGGCGAAGTCCTTGGCGGCCATCGTCCTCGGGAATGCCGCCACGATCACGCTGGGCCTGTAGTGGATGTGGTACCCGATGATGTTGCAGACAATGCCCACGGTGTAGCCCACCTGGGCGCTCTTCTGCACCACAACCTTGCGCGTTGTGGGCAGCGTGGCCGCTTCGGCGATACCGCGCAGCGCAGGGGACACATCCCAACTGAAGCGACCCCGCAGCGCCGATTCCTCATTGCTGAGAACACGATACTTCACCGCCCAGTCCGCGCCGGAAATCTTGGGTGGAGGCTTGAGCCGGCGCCACACCCGCGCGTGCATGGCTCGCAGCGCCAGAGCGGCCCGGCCCTCATGGTCTGATGCCGCGTCAGCGTAGTTCATGCGGCCTCGTCCTCATCCGGCTCCGCCTCAGGATCGTCCATATCATCGTCTGCGGCGCGCCAGTTCGAAAGCCGCCCCAGAAACTCGGCGAAGCTGGTGCGCAGCAGCTCCTCCAGCGCAGGCTTCTCCAAGCCAATGGCGAGCGTAGCGAGGCGCGCAGGCTCGCCAAGCAGGTACTCTCGCGCGCTCAGAACGGCGCTGGCCCAGAGCGGCTCAACCTCATCAGCGGGTATCAGCAGCTTGGCGTCCTTCAGCATTTCTTGTTCGAGGCGGTCGCCCTGCAGGCGCGCGAGGCGATCCTTCGGCGATTCGGACTGCACCTTGCGGATCTCCCGATCCACCAGCCACTTCACGCATGCGGGCGTGTCGTATTCGCTAGCGACACCAGGCCCACCCTGGATGGCGACTGGAAACCCCAGCACCTGCCACTCGGTGATGGTCTTCGGCGCCACTCCAAACATCGCCGAAATTTGCTCTTGCCCCTTCACCCGCATGCTTACTTACCCCCTAAGCCCAGGGGCAACT